AGATGGTCCTTCTGAGCCGTGAGCGCCCCAGCATCGAGGGCGGCGAGCGCCTGCTCATGGTCGAGCCGGGCGACGAGCAGGTCGGCTTCCTTTTGTCGGGCGATGAGGGCTGTTTGAGCCGCCGCCGTCTGATCGACCAGGATGGACGCCTGCTTAAGTTCCTCAAGCTGCTTGGCGGAATTGGTGTCGAGGATGTGCGATTTTTTGTCGTTAATCGCCTTCTGGATTTTGCCTTCCTCGGCGGTCAGGTCGGCCTGTTTCTTTTTCCGCTCGGCCTCGACCGCATCCGTCTCGAATTTCGCCCGCGCCTCAATGGTGGTCGCGAGCGCGGCCTGGGCGGTCGCGAGTTCCTTCGTGCTGGCCTGCAAGGCGTCCTGCGCGGCCTTATCGAACTCGCTCGTCTGGTCCTTGATCGTCGCGGCCGGTTTCGGCTTCGCGAGCGATCCCGGGTCGAATGCTCCACGCGCCTTGTTTTGCGCGTCCCGGAGCGCCTTTGCGTCGGCTTCCGCCTTTTCCTTCGCTTCCTTATCGGCCGCCTCAATCGAGCGGCCCCGGTCCATGACGTTGTGACCGAACGCCTGGATTTTGTTCGGATCGAAGATGCGCGGCGCGCCGGTCGCCGCCTTGTTCAAGTCGTTGAGGATACCGGCGATCTTGTCGCCGAAAGCCTGGATGCCGCTGTCCTTGAGGAAGTCGCCGAACACCGCGATCAGGCCGCGCATGAAGGTTATCGCCTCGGAAATGTTCCCGGCGAACTTGGCGACCGCCGAAGCGACATCGGCGAACCAGTCGATCACCGGCAGCAGCACCGGGCCGAGGTTCACCAGGGCGGTCGTCAAGTCGTTTTTAACCTTCTCCTTAAGCTCGTCGAAATGGTCGGTGAGTTCGTGCGCCGCGACCGCCGTCTCATCGGAGAGCACCAGCCCGAGGTCTTGAGCCTGTTTCTTCGCCGCCTCGATCTGGTCGGCGGTCATCGTCAGGACCGGGATCATCGCGTCCAGGCCGAGCTTTTTCGCCAGCCCGACCCGCTCCGCGACGCTGCTGATCGCGCCGAGCCTGTCGACGACCGTTTCAAGCGCCTTGTCGGTGTCGCCGATCATGGCTTTTGGGTCGAGCTTGAGCGACTGGAAAGCCCTCAGAGCCCGAGGCATACCGAGCGCGGCCTGCCCGAGTTGGGTCGTAAAGCCCAGGATCGCTCCGTCCGCGTCCTTCGCGTCGCCCCCGGCCTGGATGACGACGTGCCGCCATTCCTGGAGCGCTTCGGTCGAAGCCCCGACCTTGGCGGCGGATTTGAAAATCTCGTCACCAAACGCCGCCGCCTTCTCCAGCGCCTCCAGCGCGCCGACGACGAGACCAATCCCGACCGCCGCGACTATCCCGGCCGGACCGAGCGCTTCCATCGCCGCGCCGATGACCGGAAGCTCGTTCGCCTCGCTGGAGAGGCGCGAGATCGCGTCCTGCAACCCCGCACCCAGCGTCGTATCGTTCCAGGTATCCTCCAGCTTCTTTTTGGCCTGCTCCTGCTTTTGCAGAACCTTGTTCAGCTTGTCGTCCAACGCCTGGAAGTTGGCGTCGAACACCACCACCAGCCGGTCAACTTCGGTCGACATCGGTCAGGCCCATTTCTCGATCATGGCGTCGTGTTCTTCGGGGGTCGGCGCGCGCTCTTCCTTGACGGTGTTGGCGGCGACCCAGCCCTCGCGACAGGCGATAAATTCCCAGAATGAGAGGACGTCGACCTGGGTGGGCGTGAAGCCCATTACTGCGCCTGCGCCGTAGTAGTCGGCGAACCGGAGCTTTTGTCGGGGGAGTGGCGCGCGGGTTTCGTTGTCGTTCGCGGCTCCCCTTTGCGCTCCCCCACCGGCTCGTCTCCTGGGCCGACGAGCGAGGCGAGAACGATCTCAAGGGCGAGATCGATATTCTCCATCATCGGTCGTTCATCGTGCAGGTCGCGCATCAGCCGCCCGGCGCTCGTCGGGTCCATCCCGCCACCGACCAGGGCGCGATAGATCGGCTCGCGAACGTCATCGACACGCCACGCGCCGAGGCCGCCACCGGCCAGGAGGTCGATGAAGCTGGCGTTCGGCATCCGCTTGCGGACAGCCGCCCAGGTCGAGAGACGGGCGGCGATCTCAGCCGGTCCCGCGTCGCAGGTCTCCTGGATTTTCCGCCACTCGCCGATCCCGAGCCGAAAGGTTCGTTCGGCGTCGCCCCAGAGCCGGACAAGTTCGCCGCTCCGGCTCATGCGGTCTCAACCTTGTGGCTCTCGCGCTTCGTATGGCGGTGGGGAACCTGCGCGGTCCGGCGGGTAAACGCGGTGTCGTCGGCTTCCAGCGGCAGGGTCGCGGTGACGACGATCTCGCCGTCCGAGATCAGGTTCAGGGTCGCTTCCATCTTGTTCCCCCGGTCACCCGTGATCTCGAAATGGGTCAGGTGGAACATCCCGGCGAAGATCACGCCGCCGTCCGCCGCCGGGACATCGACGATGATCTGGCAATTGCGGGGATCGGGGTCGATCAGCCAGTCCGAGAACGCCTGGACGTCGGGCGTGTTGAGGATGCCCGCCCCCTGCGCCGTGTACTGGAGCGAGACCTTCTCACGGACCAGCCAGCCGAGCGCGTCGGGGTCCTCGCAATCCGGAATATTGAAATCGTTCGTCGCCGCCTCGCCGACCACCGAGCGGGCGGCGTTAATCGTGCAGAAGGCCGTAAAGACCTCCGGCGACCCGCCGTCACCGACCATGATCAGCAGCTTGACGCCGCGCGCATACTTAACCGGGGTGCTAACCATCAGGAGGTCTCCGTTTCGATGGCGGTGGTGAAGTAGTGGAAGGTCAGGACCGCGTGGCTTGAGCCGTCCGGGTCGGTGAGAAGCCGCGTGTCCTGGAAGCGGGCGAGCACGGTGTCGAAGCCCGCGATGGCGAGGTCTGGGGCGAGGGTCTCGCGGATAACCCCGGCGATCTGCCGCCCTAGCTGGACGCTTGGCGGGTCGGGCTTCGTCCAGACGTGGACGGTGGCGAAAATCTCAGAGCCCGAGGCGCACTCGTCGCTGTCTTCAATGATCTGGTCGTCGCCGATCCTGATGAACGGCAACGGGGCGTTCTGCGGAACCGTCGAATAGACGCGCACCACGCCACCAGGGAACAGCGCGGCCAGAGCGGCCGAGCCTCTGAGCGCCGCGTCTTCGGCGGCGTGGAAGGCGGCGGCGGGATCGGCCATCTCATGAGCCCCCGCCGCCATCGGCATTGATCGCGAGTTGGGCCTTGATCGCGGCGCGGTAGGATCGCAGCGTCCGGGCGCGGCTGCCCTTCTGGACGACCCGCTTGGCCGGGAACCAGTATGCCTTGGCCGGGACGTGTGAGCCGTCCCGCGCCCGGTGCCCGGTCTCCAGGTGAAGCGGATAAGGGACGGCGGCGGTGCCGATAGAGACCTGAGCCCCGGTCGGCGGGACCGACGTCTGTTCGAGGGTGTCGACGAGGTGCGCGCCTCGGTGGCTTTCCGGGTCCTGGGGGATCGCGGTCCTGACCAAGTCGGCGAACTGCTTGGCGTTGGCGATGTTCGCCTTCTGGAGGATCGACATCCCCTTCGTCGTGAGGACGAACTTCGCCTTGGCCTTCAAATTCTCGCCGCCGACGATCTTCGCCGAGATGGTCATGGCGCGACCTCGACCTCGCGGGACCGGAAGGCCAGGATGGTCAGGCTGGCGGCGATCTCATCGACCGCGACGGCGGTGATCTCGTAGGGCCAGCCGAGCCAGACGATCCGCCAGTCCGTATCGACCTGGGCCGAGAAGCGGTCGAGCCGCAGGGTCACCTCGACCGGCTGCGTCCCAGCGAGCCGCTCCTGGAGAACGACCTCACCGCGCGTCCTGGCGAGCACCCGCGCCGGGGCCTCGAATATATCCATCCACGGGCCGAGCCGGTCGCCGTTGGCGTCGAGCGCGTGCTGCTGGAGCGTGACGGTCTCGCGCAGGACCCCCGCGAGCCCAGGCTGGCGCTTCTGGAGCATTGGCGGTTGGCCTTCCTGGAAAGTCTAAGGGTCCTGGCGCGGCAGGCGGCGCGGGGTCGGGACCAGCACCGCGTCGCCATCAGCGATCAGCGCCTCGCCCCAGGCGCGGCGGACGGAGACCACTTCGCCAGGACGGAAGCGGATCAGGACGCGATGGGTCGGCAGCGGATAGAACGACCGCTCACGGACGATCCGAACCCACATGGCTCAGGCGCAGGCGGGGTCGCGGTAGCGTTCGAGGACGGCGGTGATCTGCGGGGTCAGCAGGCCGTCGTCGGGCGTCCGGCCGTCATAGAGCGAGGTCAGGACGATCAGGATCATCGCCTTGATCATCACCGGCACATTCGCCGGGGTCCAAGGGTCAGGGGGCGTCGGCGGCACGGTCGGGGTGAGCGGCCAGTCCCAATCGAGCGAGGGCGGGTAGAACGCGGGCGGGACCTGATCGGTCCAATCTCGCGGCTCGGCCTCGCGGTTCTGCGACGGTGTGAGCGGCCCTTCGATGAACGGGCGCTTGAGATAATCGACGATGATCGCCGACGCCTGCTCGGCCTTGAAGTTGACATCGGCGAGTTGGTCCGAGGTCAGCGCCGCCTC